CGAATTGCAACATATCCTACATCATTCTTAGATAAGCACTTCGGTAATGCGGCACAACATACGGTTGTAGACATAACAACTCTAAACATGGTATATGCAAAATTAACTGCATTAGAAGAAAAATTTAATCAACTAATAAAAAAATTAGATAATAAAGATGACGACGATGACGACCTCCCCTTCTAAAAGAATTACAGATTATAATAAAACGCTTCCTATCTTAGAATTGTATCGATGTGTGCAATCAGAAGGAAGTAGATTTGGCAGACCTACTATTGCAGTAAGAACTACCGGCTGCACTCACCGATGTTATTTTGGCGAAGGTGGTTGGTGTGATAGCTGGTATACTAGCATCCATCCTGAGAAAGGTACATTTACTTTTAATGATATCATTGCAATTTATGATGAGAATCCTCATATCAAAGAAATGATGTTAACGGGAGGATCTCCAACAATGCATCCTGCATTAGTTAATGAATTAACACATTTTGCACATGAAAGAAACATTCTTATTACTATCGAGACTGAAGGTTCCCATTTTATACAAACTGATTATCCTATTGGTCTTATTAGTCTTAGTCCTAAGTTCAGTAATAGTGTACCTGTTGTGGGTGTTGCCACACCGAATGGTACAATCACAGATGAAAAAATGGTGGCCCAACACAATAAGTTTCGATTAAAATTAGATACGATAAAACAAACTTTAGAATACCATGCTGATTATCATTATAAACCAGTATGGGATGGTACAGACGAAAATCTAAATGAAATTGAAACATTCCGCTTAGAATTAGATATCCCTAAGGATAAAACATATATTATGCCTGCAGGCGATAACAGAGAAGAATTAATAAAAATGTATCCAATTGTATTTGAAATGTGTGCTGAACGAGGTTATAACATGACCGGAAGAGACCATATCATTGCATTTGACACTAAACGAGGAGTATAATATGAAACGAGAAACACCACTTAAAAGACCAAAGCGTAAAAAAGACCATTTAAATATGGTAACGTGGAACTTATTGACTTACGAGTCAGTTCAAATGCCTGCTTATTTAGCAGACGAATATGTTCGTCATTTTAATCTAACAAAAGTCCCAACAACATCAGAATTGAAATTGTGGATTTCACAAAGAGACCGAAAATGAATTACGTAGTCACAACGACATTTGGAAATGATGTCAAAATTACATATAATATAGTAAAATGAAGAAGATATTGTATTTTACAGCAGAATGGTGCGGTCCATGCAAAATGCTCAAGCCACAAATGCAAGAATTAAAAACACGCATCCCAATTACATATATCGATGTAGATGCTAGTAGTTCAACTGCTAGTTATTATCACGTACGTAATATCCCATGTGTTCTATTAATAGATGAATTCGGCTCGGAACGAGGACGATTAGTAGGAAACTCAGTATCAGTTCAGTCAGTTGAACAGTTATATAATAAATAAAAAAGGAATAAGTTATGAAATGGAAACCAATTGGAGATCAAGTACTCCTAAAACAATTAGAAAAACAAGATAAAACACAAAGTGGTATCATCATCATGAATTCATTAGATGATTATATTGAATGTGATGTTTATGCAGTAGGCGACGGATTATTTACACAAACAGGAAATCGTATTCCAATGACAGTTACAGTAGGAGATCGCGTAAAAATTTATTCCGGAAACTTAGGCGGACAAAAGAAAGTTCAACTAGAATCAGAGTATATCCTAGTTCGTGAGCATGAGATTGCGATGATAAACACTCGTCCATGATCGATTTAATCGGATGGATTAGCACCGCATTGGTATTAACAGGTTATGTACTCAATGCTAAATGTTATATCAGACCAGCAATGGTTGCGTGGATCATAGGTGATATCGGTTGGATAACTTATGATTGCTTTATTGATAATTACAGTCATTTAGCATTGAGTGCTATTATTATAATAATAAATTTATACGGCATATGGAACTCCTTATCACAAACGAAGAAATACAAGACAGAGTATTAGAATTAGCACAACAAATTTCAGTTGACCATGTGCAATCAACTAATTCATTACCACCAGTAATGATTTGTTTACTTAATGGAGCAATACATTTCTTTTCAGACTTAACACGATATATGTCAATTAATTGTGAAATTGATTTTTTACGATTAAAGTCGTATGAAGGCCAAGACAATTCCGGAGGAGTAGTTTGTATTAAAGATTTAGAATTAGATCTTAAAGGCAAACGAGTATATATCGTAGATGATATTTGCGATTCTGGAGCAACCATTCTAGAAGCATTGTTTAAAGTTAATAGCCGAATGGCTGAAGAAGTATTCGTTGTTACATTGTTGCGAAGAGGCGGCGGTGTTGATATGACTGATTATTGTGGTTTTACAATCGAAGACGAATGGGTAATTGGTTATGGATTAGATAACAACGGAACGCAAAGAGAATTAAGAGACATTTATAAGATAAATTAATGGCATATCAATCAATAGGTTACGACAAAAAAACAGGTATAATGCACGTATGGGATGATGAATTAGGTCATCAAAAGTTCCCATTTAAACCGTATGCATATTTACCAGATGATAATGGAAATTATCAATCATTAGATGGAACTAAATTAAAAATGGTTCCCGGCAATCACAAAGACAATTCATCTGCATATGAATCTGATATCAATGAGGAAATGCGAACTCTTATTGATTTATATTATGAATCAGATTTATCATCTAAAGGACATAGAGATTTCTTTTTTGATATTGAGACTGAACGAGATGAAAATGGTTATTCTACTCCAGAAGAAGCACGTGCCCGAATCACATCAATTGCATATTATGACAAAGCAGGACAAGATCGCCGAGTATTGTTATTAGATGAAGAACGAAGATTAGAAGGAACGGGTTATGAAGGCGATGGATATGTAGTTGAAATATTCACTTCAGAACAAGCCATGTTAACACGTTTTATCAATGCCTTTGCAGAGATACAACCTACAGTTATCTCAGGTTGGAATACAGACAATTATGATATTCCATATCTTGTTAATAGAATCAAGAAATTATTAGGAGCAGGTGCAGTTAAAAAATTATCACCCGCCGGTATTGTTGAGTGGAATAAAAACAGAGAACGATATAAAATATTCGGTGTATCTAGTTTAGATTATTTAACATTATATAAAAAGTTTACATATACAGAACTTCCTAATTATCGATTAGACACAGTTGCTAAGTTTGAATTAGGTAGAGGTAAAGTTGAATATGAAGGTGACTTAAATCAATTATTTGCAACAGATATTGAAAAGTTTGTTGAATATAACATGGTCGATGTTAACTTGGTTTATGACTTAGATGACAAACTTCAATTGATTCCATTAGCACGCACAATTTGTCATAAAGGACATGTTCCTTATGAAGATGTTTATTATGCATCTAAATATTTGGATGGTGCTGCAATTGTAGATTTAAAACGCAATGGATTAGTTGCTCCAAATAAAAGATTCCGATTTGTTGAAGATGAAACACAAGCAGATGCATTAGCAGGAGCATATGTAATGGCTCCGGTACCTGGATTATACAAATGGATATATGACTTAGACTTAACTTCACTATATCCGAGTATCATCATGACATTGAACATTTCACCAGAAACTAAAGTAGGTGTTATTAAAAATTGGAATCAAGAATGTTTATTAAAATCAGATTCAACCCAAGTAACATTAATTAATGGAACGGTTATACATGATATTAAACAATGGCTCACTGACAATGCATATACTGTAGCAAGTAATGGAACTGTTTATCGAACTGATATCAGAGGATTCTTACCTACCATTCTAGAAAAATGGTTTGATGAACGTGTTGAATATAAAGACAAACGGGATGAATACGAAGTAGGATCAGAAGATTATAAATTCTATGATGCATTGCAGTTAACACAAAAAGTATTGCTCAATTCATTTTATGGAGTATTAGGACTTAAAACATTCCGATTCCATGATTTAGATAACGCCGGCGCTATTACGGCAGTAGGACAAGCAGTAATTAAATTTTCTGCAAAGGTTATCAATAATCATTATGCTAAAGAAATTGGAAATGATCATTTTATTAATGCAACAAAAGGTAAAGCTGAATTTGCATTTTATACTGATACAGATTCAACCTTTGTTTCCAGTTTGCCATTGATTGCAAAACGATATCCAGATTATGATGAAACGAATGAGCAATTCATGATTGATCAAACTAATGCTATTGCATCAGAAGTGCAAGGATTAGTAAATAAAATGTATGATCAATATGCAAAAGTATTTCACAATACAGACACACATCGATTCAAAATTAAACAAGAATATGTTGCAAAATCTGGTTTATGGATTGCAAAGAAACGATACGCACAATGGGTTATTTTCAAAGAAGGTAAACCTACGGATAAAATTGATATCAAAGGATTGGATGTTGTAAGATCAAGTTTCCCAGAAGATTTCAAAAAAATCATGAAAGAGACATTGTGGCACATCCTTAGAGAGAAAGATAAAACTGCTACAAGTGATATGATTCATAACTTTAAATCTGGTTTGAAAAATTCACCGGTATTAAATGTAATGAAAAACTCCGGAGTCAAAGAAATATCAAAATATACTAAAAAGCGTAAACCATTTAGCGGATACTTATCAGGAACGCCTGCACATGTTAAGTCTGCAATCAATTACAATGATTTTTTGCATATGAATGGCATTCGTGATATTGATCCTATTCAAGATGGCGAAAAAGTTAAATGGGCGTATTTATCAGATAATCCATTAGGATTTGAAACAATGGCACTTCGAGGATATCGCGACCCACAAGTTACAGTCGATTTCGTTGCACAATATATTGATCGCAATAAAATCTTTGACAAAGAATTAAAAAACAAATTGGATGATTTTTATGCAGCATTAGGTTGGGGAGCATTTCCTGAAAATAATAATGTTGCAAAATTCTTTTCATTTGGAAAATAGAAATAAATTCATTATAATATAGTATGATTGGTTATAAAAGCGTATGGTTTGGTAAAGAAGTCGAAGGACGTTTTACCGACGTAGAAACAATGTTTGTATCAGATTTCAATACATTGTTATTAGGTATCGAACATTGGAAACCTGTATCTCATGTTTATATTTGTTCACCTGCAACTAAACAATTAATTGATGGGTCTTTAAAGGGATTCAATTGGGATAATGTATTCCATATGATGTCTGATAAACAATTTATATCAATTGAAGTAGAACCTGGTATGATAGATAAGATACCACCTATGATTCGAATTCGAGCACATATTCTTTTAATGCTTAATGAAAAGGATGCTGGTTTGTTAAAGAAAACAGATAGCATCAAAGTTGTTTATAATGATTATTCATTGTATTGTACAACGGTGCATAATATGCAACACGTATTACCAGATGATTATAAATTTGATAGATTCGTACAATGAAGATAGGACTTATAGCAGGTAGTTTTGATGTAATACATCCAGGCTATATTGAAATGTTTGATGCTATGGAAGAAATATGTGATCATATAATAGTATTGTTACATGATGATCCGACAATTGAGCGTCCCGAAAAATGTAAACCAGTACTTCCAATGTATGATCGAGTTTATATTTTATCATCATTAAATCAAATTGATGAAATTCATACATATAATACAGAAGCTGAGTTATATGCTTATTTTTCTCGTTTTGAAGAAGAACATTTAGATAAAACAGTAGATATAGAATATGTTAGATTTTTAGGCGATGATTATATTGGAAAATCATTTACTGGTGATAATTTAGAAATTCCAATACATTACTTAAACAGAGACCATGGTTGGTCAACCACTAAATTTAAAAAGTTAATAGCAGATGAAGTACAGCGTAGTAGTAACATTTAATATTGAAGGGTTTCACAATTGGCCCGCAGCAAAACATGTTTTCCCAGAAGTAGCATTCTTATCAGAAAGACATCGTCATATGTTTGGATTCCGTTGTTATGCAACAGTAACGCATACGGATCGAGATGAAGAATTCATTTTATTGAATCGCAAGATACAAAAAGAATTAAGAATCATGTTTGTTGAATCAGAACCTAATGTATTAGAATTTAGTTCGATGTCATGCGAAGCAATTGGAGAATGGTTACTAATTAAATTCCCATCTCTTTACAAAGTAGAAGTTTGGGAAGATTGGGAAAATGGTGCAATCGTTGAAAGATAATATGACAGTATTTTTAGTAGATTTAGAATCAGTTCCAACTCGTTATACTTGCGAGTGGAAGACACATGTACCGAAACTATTACGAGATAATGGTTTTGATGTGGTAGTTGTAGAAGGCGATTTAGATATCCCAGAAGCAACGACACCGGGTGCCTTTTTAAACTTTGGCGGAACTAACATGTACAAAGCAACACAAGTACATAAGTTAGCAGAATTGTTTACAAAAGGATGTATTGAAGCAGGAGATCATATTATATTTACAGATGCGTGGCATCCAGGTATCATTAATGTAAAATATATGAGTGAGCTTCTAAATATCCCCGTTGTAACGCACGGACTTTGGCACGCGGGTTCATATGATCCAAATGATTTTTTAGGTCGTCTCGTAGGAGCTAAACCATGGATTAGACACGCTGAGCAAGCATTTATTGGTGCATTTGATCACAATTGGTTAGCTACTAAGGCACATTTTGACTTAATGCGTGAAACTTATGATATCTTTTTGAATCCGACATTTGATCGTACAGGATGGCCAATGGAATATACCCACGATATGATTGCTCCGAAACTTTGGGCGAAAAAGGAAAATATTATCGTTTTCCCACATCGTATTGCACCAGAGAAGCGTTTAGATTTATTTCAGGAATTGGCTGCACGACCTGAATTGAAACATTATCAATTTTGTGTAGCAATGGATATGAATTTATCTAAAACAGAATATCATGAATTGCTTCAGAGAGCAAAGTTTGCGGTATCATTTGCTGATCAGGAAACATTAGGTATTTCCATGTATGAATCAGCTTGCGCTGGAGCATGTCCATTAGTACCAAGTCGTTTATCATATATAGAAATGTATGATCCAATGTTTAAACGAGCTGACAGTATAGATGAGGCAGTTGCTGCAATATTAAAATATGAACAACAAGATTTGTCTGAACCAATAGCACAATTAGTAAATAAATTACATAATAACTTTTTTTCAGCAACAAGATTAATTAATAAACTAAAGGAATACAATGAGCGATAACAAAAGATTCATATACTTTCCATCATTATCTGCAGGATCTATGGTATCTGCATTTAAGAAAGATATGAAGTTTGACAATGGCGATCCAGTAAAGTTTTTTGATTCTCGTTATCCAGAGAAATGGCGTCATCCATATTTCTTGATTACCGCAGGTCATCATTACAAGAAAATGGATTTCCGAGATCAATTAGGATTAGAAAAAGATGTATTGGTATTTGGTGACTCAGGAGGTTATCAGATTGCAACCGGTGCATTGCCATATAGTAATGAATTACGTGAAAAGATCTTTCATTGGTTAGAAGCCAATTCAGATGTTGCTGCTAACTTAGATATTCCACCTAAGACAAAGTATAGAAATAAATTTGCAGAATGTGCAGATATTAGTTATGATAACTTTGCTTATTTTGAAAAACATCAAAGTGGTAAGACAAAATTCCTTAACATG